ATCGTACAAAGTCGAGAAGTTCGGCAAAAAGTTCTCCGTCACCTGGGAAACCGTCATCAACGATGATCTCGATGCACTGTCGCGAATCCCAGCCATGCACGGAAACGCAGCTCGCCGGACTCAAGAGAAGGTGGTCTATGACGCACTTCTCGCGAATCCAACGATGGCTGATGGTTTCGCGTTGTTCTCCGCATCGCACACGAGCGGAACCAACATTACCGCAACTTCGGTTGCAGCTCCAGGCGTGACATCGCTCAACGAAGCGTTCAAGCTCATGGGCCTCCAAAAGGGTCTGTCGAGCGACGTCTACCTGAACCTGCAACCTCGCACGTTGCTTGTGCCACTTGCTTACTCTGGCACCGCGTTGGAATTGGTAAACAGTCAATCCTACGCTCAGAGCAACGGCAACGAAGGCGTAGTCAACATCTACGGCGTGAACGGCGTCCGTCCGTTGCAAGTCGTATCGACCCCGCTGCTCGACGCGAACAGTGCTACCAACTGGTACGCAATCGCCGACAACTCGCAGATCGACACCGTGGAAATCACCTTCCTGAATGGTGAAGAGTCCCCAGTCCTTGAGAGCGAATGGAACAAGGACAACGACACGTACCACTACTACGTGCGTCAAACGATGGCCGCAGCGGTCATCGATCACCGCGGCATCTTCGGAAACCGCACCTAATCTTAACTGACGATCTTCGCTCCTGGGCTTATCGGCTCAGGGGCATGTTGACAACCAAAACCACATCAATAAACGGGAATAAAGAAAAATGGGATTCGTGAACCACGCGAAATTCGAAGATGACTTCTTCGGCGGAAGAACGTTCACCGCGACGGTCGGTGAAGGCAACTGGAAGATCACCGACACCTCGTCGAGCGGCACTCCAACGTATGCTTCGGTCAGCCCATCGGCGACCGGAGAAATCGCACTGACTTTCGACAGTGCCAACGAAGTTCAAAACGTTTGCTTGGATTTCGGTGACAAGCTTTGCTTTGACATCGACAACATCCAGCGAGCAGTCTTCATCGTCAAGACCGTTGCATCCGTCAACGCTGCAACGACCTTGGCATTCGGACTGCAGTCGGCACGAGCTGATGACACCGACAGCACCGCAAACAACGCCCAGTTCAAGCTTGCCGGCTCGAACGCGATTGTTTGTGAAACCGACGACGGAACCAGCGATCTCGACGACAAGGCTACTGGCCTGTCGCTCGTTGCCACATATCGCGAGTGCGTGATCGACTTTACTGGCGGCAAGTCTGACGTGAAGTTCTACGTCGACGGCGTCCGAGTCGCATCGACCACGACCTTCACGATGGCCGCTGCAACCAGCTCGCTGCAACCGTTCGTTCAGATCAGCAAGACTGCATCGACGAACGTCAACAGCGTGACCATCGACTACGTGTCGGTGGAGTGCAAGCGGTAAGCGATGACTCTGCATGACGTCATACAGAGCGACTCGATCAACCTGTTCGCGAATCCAAACGATTTCGCCGAACCGGTCAGCTACATCAAGCGGACTGGAAAATCGAGATCGATCAACGCGATCGTGGTTCGAGACGCTCTAGCGATCCTGCCCGAAGACGGAGACACCATTACACCCGTCTTCGAGGTCAGCGTTGCAAATGACATCACGCAGGGAATCTCCAGCGAAGAACTCGACCTTGGCGGCGACGCAATCGCGTTCGCCGTCCGGGTCGGACGCAAACCAGAACGCCGCACCATTACCAAGCTTCTGTCTCATGACGAGGGGATGTTGGTCCTAGAATGCCGCTAGCAGTCAACGAACAGATCGCTGTGGTTTTGCTCGGACGCTTGGAGGCGATGATCGGAGATTCCACGAATTATCCGATCGACGTCTGCGAGGTGCTGCGACCAACACGTTCCACCGATTTTACACCTCGCGATCGCCAAATCGTTCTCGTTCAGGGTTCGGCTGAGATCGTCGAGGAACTGATGCGACCAGGCAATCCGCCTGCTGTCGCCTATCGCCAAACATACCAAATCCGATGCCACCTGATGCCGAGCGAACGCGATGCAGCCACAATCGACGAACAGCTCAATCTCTTTCATGCTGACGTTGTGCGTGCTGTTTGTAGCGTCGCTTCTACTTGGCACACTCTCGGCGGACTTGCCGTTGATGCTCAGTTCCGATCCCCGGAATACGTCTCGGCAGATGGTGGACTCGATGGCGTCAACGTTCCTTTGCTTGTTACCTACAGGACGGATGAGGGAGATCCAACTGTGGTGAGAACATGAGCGAGGCTTTCAACTTCAAAGTGGACGTCAACCAGGAATCCCTCCGCAAGATCGCTGAGAATCTCGGCCAGTTCAAGCATCACCTGGCACGCCATCTGGCGACTGCCGTCAACCGCACTGCAAAGACCGTCGGCGTGGAGGCTGCACAGCAGCTCGGCAAGGTCGTCAACTTCAAGCTCCACAGCACCAACAAGCACACCTCCAAAACGTACACCAAGGCGAAGGTGCTCAAGAAGGCGGTCATCAAAAAGAACAACGCATCGCCTGACAGTCCACAGGTCACGATCAAGCTATGGAAGGGGCATGCCTTTCCAGCTCGCTGGCATGAGGCAATGGAGTACGGAAAGACTCGCAAAGGCAAACGACTCCGATCTGGTGTTCGGTACAAGACGAACATGGGCGGCGGTTGGACCAGCGTCCTCGATGGCTTCACTGTTCGACAGTGGGGCGGCAACGTCTACAAACGTGAAGAGGGTGGACGCAAGCTCCGAAAGATCTATGGCAAAAGCCCAGGCGACTACTTCACGCAGACCAGCATTTCCAGCGATGCCGCCCGCATCGCCGCTGAGCGACTCCCCATCGAAATCAAACGCAGGCTCCGCGAGGTCACATTGGCCGCTGAGGGCAAGATCAAACTACGCACGTCACCTGAATTAGGAACCAACTAAATGACGCTACTCAAACGCAAACGAGTCCTTGCCGCAAAGATCGAATCGACACCAGGAACCGCCGAGACTCTCACCTCGTCGGATGCAGCGTTCAACGCTTACGACGTCATGATCCAGACCGAAACGGAAATGGAACAGCGTGAGGGCCAGGGATCGTTCGGCATGAGGCCAAGCGTCGCTGGAGGCTACAAAGGCAAGATCACGTTTAAGCACGATGCATCCTGGGACGGAACCGCCACCGAGCCGGCTTGGGCCGATACGTTCCTCCCTGCATGCGGCTGGGTCAAATCGGGCCAGGTCTACACACCTCGCACCGAGGCACCAGGCACCAACGTCAAGACGCTCACAATGGCCGTCTACATCGACGGTATGCGAAAACTGCTCCGAGGTTGCATGGGCACCTTCAAATGGAACTGCCCGACCGGCAAAACGGCGTTCCTTGAGTTCGAGTTCACCGGCGTCTGGGAATCACCGACCGACACCGCAATCATCGCGCCAACGTATCCAACGGTCGCACCACTTCGCTACGCATCATCGACGACCACATGGAACAGCGTCGACTTGCACCTCGAGAGCCTGGTTCTCGACAGTGGAAACACAATCCTACTTCGCGAGTCTGCTGGCACCGCCGCTGGGTTCCTGGCCGCGATCGTCACCAATCGAATCTGCACCATTACTGGCAATCCAGAATCGAAACTCGTGGCGACCCAGGATCGCTACGGCAAACTGCTCGACTACAGCGAGCACGCACTTACTTTCGATCTCGATGGGCCGACCAACAGCAAGATCACCATCGCAGCTCCGAAAGCTCAGATCACTTCAATCTCGGAGGCCGACCGCGAGCGACTCGTGGTCGATGACATCACTTGGCAGTGCAATGCCAACGGTTCAACGGCGGACCAGGAGGTGTCAATTACCTTCACCGCTGCTACCTAGTTTTTTTGAGGAGGGGTTATGCCGATTTTCTTGGAACCTGATCAGTCGTTTGAAATCGTTCTCGATAGCGATGCTGACAAGCCCGTGGCCTCGCGTCCGGTGTTTGTGGCTCGCTCGCAATCGATGCGAGGTCAGCGAAAGATCATGGAAGCGATTGACATGCTGCACGCCGACGGCGTCACTGTCGCTCAAGTCTTTGATGCAGCGGTCGAGCAATTGAAGCGAGTCCTAACCGACTGGCGAAACATGGGTCGCGAGTACACTGCCGACGCGATTGAGGATGTGCTCAGTTACAACGAATCGATCGAACTGTTGCGCAAGGTTGCTTACAACCAGCGAATGAGTGGCGACGAAAAAAAATGATGCGAGTCGCTGCGTTGATTCGTCAGGGAAAGCTCTGCCGGCATTGCAGCGACAAGGAGTGCGTGGACATGGGAACCGACACAGAACCAATCGAGATCGAGTGCCCGCATTGCAACGGGTCTGGGTGCTCCCATTGTGCTCAGGGGTCGGTACGCATCCAGGGTTGCCCAAATCGATTCTGCCGTCCTATCGTCGACGTCATTGGACTGTGCGATCTCTACCAAAAAGGATTGCCACCTGTCTCTGGCGGAGCACTGGACCAGGCCGTCTGGTTCGTTGATGCACAACGTTTCTTGGAACTTGACGAACTCATGATCAAGGCGGAGGCTCACCGTGGCTAGCGAATCCGTACAGATCCTGATCGAGGCCGAGGACAAAGCGTCTGCAAAGGTCGCTTCTGCTGCTCAGGCAATCGACCAGAATATCAAGTCGGTGAAGGACACCGGAGCCAAGGCAAAAGCCTCAACCGAGTTTATCGGCGTCCTTGCCGGTCAGCTCGGAGGAACGGAGCTGGCATCCTACGCGGGTCAACTCGCAGGCGTCACTGAAAAGGTCGGTCAATTTGCCGAGATGCAAAAGGCTGGAGGTGCTGGTGCCCTAGCGTTCAAGGCTGGTCTGGTGGGCCTCGTTGCTACGCTTGCGTTCAACGTCGGCCAGTCGATCGGCAACGCAATCTTCCAGACCGATAAATGGAATCGCATGCTGGCGGAATCGCGTGCTCGCATTCAGGAATTGAGAGACGCTGCGAATACTGTCCGAGGCATGCGATTCGCCGAAGACCTCGAAGACGTCCAGCTTATCAAGAATCCTGAAGAACAAGCCGCAGAAGCTCGCAAGCTTTACGACTCGATCGACAAGAATCTTCAGACGGTCGAGGCTCGTTATGGCAGAAGCGTGTCTGCACTCGACAAAATGACGAATGCCACCGATGCCCTCGGTCGAGTCACTGGCGAGCGTGGCAGGAACATCGCGGCGAAGCAGGACGAGATCGCAGCCGATGTGCAACTGATTGACCAGATGCGTCAACAGAAAAACGAAATCGGAAAGATTTACGGCATTCGTGCTTTAGAGATCCAAGCCATCAAGGCCAAGCAGCAGGCCGAGGACGAAGCCGAAGCAAAACGAAAGCAGATCTCTGCCAACTCGCTTTCGCAAATGAAGGCTTTGAAGGAGCAGTACAACGAACTGACAATGGGATCGTTGGAGGCAAAAAAAGCACAGTTGCTTGCCGAAGGTGCATCTGC